ATTATACTTTTTAGAAAAAAGGTAACATTTTACATTTATACAGTGCGATAATGTCAATAAAATCAACAATGTTACCTTGTTACCTTGCAATTTTTGATCAAAAAAAAAGAGGTAACATTTTAAGTTATTGAAATCACAAAGGAATCGACCATTTGTTACCTTGTTACCTTATCTTTATAGATATATATATATATATATAAGAAAAAAAATATTTTTTTATATATCTATTCTTTTATTTCTCTCAAAAGGTAACAAAAAAAGGTAACACTGAAAAATCAATGACTTAGCTGTAAATACATTTTGTGGAAACTTAATGATTTCAAGTGTTACCTTGAGGTAACAAAAAAAGGTAACATTTTTACCGAAAAGGTAACATTTACATTTTGATTAAAAGGCCTTTTTTGAGTTGAGTGCCTTGTCTCACAACGATCTCACGTTCAAAACTTGGATGGCGTTTTAAAATTGCTTTAAGGTTGTGGTACATCGTGCGATTAACCAAAGACCTGAGCTCAACATTTCCAGTTTGGATGAACAAACCATCAGAAACTTTTTTGATTCCATATGACCACAAAATCTCATCACCAAAACCATTCTCAAGTAGGTCGGCAATTGTTCGTTTCATTTGGTTATCAACAATTGTTTCCAATATGTCGTTCAAACAATTCTCACTCTCGTTTGCATCGTTGTCAACCTCGTATGATGATTGGCCTAAATTTAATCTTTTGGCAATCTGCACAATCAAGTCATGATCTTTGAGCTCACCATCAATCAGCATGGCCACAAAGCACGCCATTGTGGTGCCTATTTGGTCGGCAAGGCGTGAGTCAGTGATTAACTCGCTCTTGATGAGTAAATCTCTTATGGTGTTAAAATTGGCCTTAATATGAGGCAATTGTTTGATCATCCGAGAAAACAACCTTGGCCCAAAATTTTGGATTTCCTCAAAGTCTTTTTGCAATTGTTTCCAATCTGCATTGTGCTCTGCAGTCAATTCAACTTCAAAAAATCTTGAGTAGTCTGCCATCGTTGGCAAGTAGGATTGGATTGATGACAAAAGAAAAACAGAGTTGACATTGTACTCAAGGGCATCACCTGATGCGGTGCCTCTGATTGTTTTGGTATTTATGCGCCTTGAGCATTGTCTGATGAGCTCAATGACAGCATCCATTTTGCGTCTTGTCTCTTGGTTATTTGGTTCTGCCTCATCAATGATCATTGGCATTGCGTTTGATTTTAAATGCTGTCTAATTGATGCGCTTGTTATTGATTGATAAATTTCACCATTGAAAACGAGCTTTGAGATCATTTTCAAAACCTCGGTTTTTCCTGATCCTCTTGGCCCTGTCAACCAAACCATGAAACGCCAATCAAGACCGCCAAAGATTTGTGCTTGAGCGATCCATGCAACTATATAAATAAAGTCACCCTCATTTTTAAAACTTAATTTTTTGAAAAGGTCGATGATCTTTTTGCACTCTGCAACTGTTAAAGGATTTTCAACATCACACACCAATGGATCATTTGACTCATATAAATATTTCGTTTCAAAGTTCTCTGCAATCTCGCCATCCAAAAGGAAACGATCACCAAGGTTTACAACTGTGCGTGCCTCATCAATCCAACAACCAAAACCACGCACGTTTTTAGGATTGAAAAAACCTTGAGCCCTTTGCTCCTCAATCACACGCTCAATCACCTGATCCCAATTAACATGACCAATCCTTTGCTCACCCTCTTCATTTCTTTTCCAACCATAGACATCACCCCAATAAAAACTGCCTGCCATTGTGAGAAAATTATTTTTTGTGTGCTCTGTTGGTGACAGGTCAAGCACTTGTCTTGTTTCAGTTGAATAGTAAAAAAACTTTTTGCCTTGCCTGCCAAGTGTGTGCACTGTCACAAAATCTGCATAACTGAAAATTAATTGATTGCGAGTTTCATCAGCACCGACAATGCAATAAAGATCATTAAAGTCACTCATCCCGCTTTTGTGCACGCCAAAGTCAGGCACCTTGATCACGCAATTTGATGCCAATTTTTTGGCATTTCTTGCTTTAATAATTCCAATGTTTTCCATTTTTCCAGTTTGATTGTTTTTCCTCTCGTGATCATTATCAGCGCAAATTATAATTTTACATTTTGGATTTATTTTCCTGATGTTTGAAATAACGGCATCCAAATTGTGGCAGTTAAATGCAACCACAACAGGCTTTTGCGTCACCTCAAAGATCGTGCAACCTGTTGCAAATCCCTCGCACAAATAAAGGAAATCAGCATTTTTAAAATCACCAAGACCTGTGAATGATCCACGCATCCTGATGCCTGTTGTGAATCTTTTTTCAAAACCACCATCATCATTTGCAAAGATGATCTGACAACCAACAAAGCCATCAAGATCATAAACAGGAATAAATAGGCCATTGTTTTCAGGATTGATCCTTGCAATGTAATTTGAAACCAATTTTTTCCCTGACATATATGCGTGCAACTCTGCTTTTTCAGGCATTGCGTGGAAAATTGGAAACCATTTCTGCTTGCAGTCAGCGTGCTTTTTTTCAGCTTCAAAATTTTGAATGGCAATAACTTGATCAATTGCCTCTTTTGCTTTTCCTAAAAAATGCTTACTCTGAGCTTTTGGATCATAGTTTGACCATGTGTGCTTTTCGCCTGTTTTCCAATCACCAAAAGTTGCAAAATAATAAACATTGCCTTTGACGACAAATTCACTGCCAACTGACCACAAACTGTCTTTACGGTAAAATTTACCATCAAATGAAAATGATGGCACTTCTTGATTGAAGTGATGCAAAAACGCATCATATATTGTGCTCATGAAAACCTGCTTTTTATGATTTTGGAAATCAACTGTGACCGATTGACTCTATTTTATCAAGGCAAATCTTGATCAATTTTTGCAAATCCTCATAACATTTTATAACACCATAAATGCCATGCATCGACTCAATCAATTTTTGATAGTTTACTTGTGACTCGGATTGTCTTGCGTTACCTGTTTTAAATTCAAGCTCAACAATCACAGGCCCAATTGGTGATGGCACAAGTGCATAAACATCGGCCTGACCATTAACGCCAACTTTCACTGGTCTGCCCTCACTTGTGTAAAGTTGACCATTAAAGCGTTTAAAAAATCTTATTGTTGGAAATTCTAATTGTCCTTTTTCAAGGCATAGATTCATCAGGTTTTGATGTGCTCGGTATGATCCAATTGATTTAGTCTCGTTTCTTGAGCTCGGTTTTCCTCGATCATTCTTTTCAACCACTTTGGCAATCCTAGTTCTTTTTCAAATTCAAAAATGCCATCACCAAAACGCTTGTGCAGTTTGAAAAATTTTGCATTTGGTTTCCAGTTTTTAACGATGGCTTGCCCCTCAAGAGTTGTCAACCCTCGCCTGAAACGCTCATAGTTGAAACTTCTTTTATTGACTTCAATCAACTCGCCATCCTCATGCTCAATTTCACGAGTTGATTTTAAAAGCTCTGCAGAGCAATAAGGGCACACCCTAAACTGAGGAGAGACAACGGCAAAGCAACTCATGCAAGTTCTCACAAATGTTGGTTTTTCCTCATCCTCTTTTTTCTTTTTCTTAATGTCATCATGAGTCAGGCAGGCGGTGCGCATATCAAATGGCAATCCATGCCTCTCTGAGTTGTTCGCATGATCCAAAACAATGCAATCCTCTTTGTTTTTATAAGGTCGTAAACCTCTGCCAACTTGTTGGATATATAAAATTTCACTCATCGTTGGGCGTGCGAGTATTAGGCATCCAATTGATGGCACATCAATGCCTGTTGAGAAAATATTGACGTTGCATAAAATTTTTATGTTTCCAGTTTTGAGATCATTGATTGCGTTGGCACGCTCCTCACTTGTGTGACTCTCATCACAATATATTGATCTGATGCCATCATTATTAAAGGCGTGTGCCATCAGTTGTGCATGAGCTTTGTTGACTGCAAATAATATCGTTGGTCTGCCTTGGCCGTAAATTTTCCAAGTGCGCACAATGTCGCCAACAACTTTTAAATCCTTAACGACATCAAAAAGCTCATCATTTTTATAGTCGCCTGCCACCTTTTTGACATTGCTCACATCAATTTTCTTTGGCGCAAAAAGCCTTGCATCAACCAAAAAGCCTTGATCACGCAACTCATGTGCCTCAATTGACTTAATGTAAGTTTCCCAAAAAATGAGAGGTTTACCACCAACTGCAAATGGCGTGGCAGTAAATCCAATAAAAAACTTTTCACCAAGAAAATCAAATAGTTTTACATATGTTGGCGAGGTGGTGTCATGGCACTCATCAATCAACACAACGTCAAATGACTTTAAAAAATCCAATTTATCCAATCGTCTTGAGATTGTGTCGATTGAGCAAATTTGCACATGGTTTGTTTTGTCGAAACGCTTATCATTTGCCATCAAGATTGATGACCTGATTTGATGATATGACAAAAAGTTTTTATAGGTTTGAAAAATAAGCTCACGTCTGCGCATAACCACAAGCACCTTTTTGCCATTTCCAATTGCACCATTGGTAATGTCGCTCATGGCAAGACCTTTGCCCGCACCTGTTTGCGCCCAATAGATAATGCGCTTACATCCTCTCTTGATCTTATCTCTCAAGAGCTCTTTTGCTTTATTTTGATAAGGTCTCAACATGATCATTTATATCAATCCTCGCCATCCGCACAAGTTCCTCGTGCAATGCTATCTGAATTTTCACATGGTGCACCTGATCCTTGTGCGTCAATAGATTTTGCTTGTCTCTCAATTCTTGCAAACGTCTTTTGAAAAACCTCAACTGCTTTTGCTTTTCCTTCACGCTCATAAATAACCCCCAATTTTATAAAAAAAACCAACTCTGCAGGTCTGTTGTATTGATCAGCATCGTTGTTTAAATAGCCATCAACTGCCTCTTGAATAAATGTCATGATGTTTTCATCATTAGTTTTCATAATAACTCAAAAAAACCCTGTGCCTTTTGTTTTTCTCATCCAATACTGACCAATAAAATGGATCAAAACTCGTGTAAAGAGTGCCACGCCTGTTGATTTGTTTGTTGAGTATTTTAGCGCAAGCATAAATCTGGTTAATTGGATCAAAGATAGTTTTATCTGGATCATCATCACTCAAGTTTTTATCCTGATCCCAATTGAACCAAGTCACGCCATTGTAGATTGAATCCTGATAGCTCAATTGAAAAAGACCTTCACTGACAACTTGCTTGCCTGTGACAGCATCATTGCCAAGATTTTCAACGTAACGCTCTGTTAAGTTGAAACCCGACTCTGCATAGGCAAGTGCCTGAATGAATTTTTTAAAATCATCATAATTTAAAAAGAAATCTGAAAAATTGTCATATTGGTGAAACGATCTAAAAACGTGCTCATTCCACTCTTCTTGCCAAATGTGCTTACCTGGCATCTTTGGTGCACTTCTTTTTTTAAGTCTCTTGAAAAAATTGATCAACCATTTCACTACTTTCCCCCTTGCATACTTTTTTAGTATAATACTATTTAATACGCTTATTAGTACAATTCTTCCTACTGGGATTTATTTATAACTTATTCGCTAAAAAACCTAGATTTTCTCCCTACTGGGAGCATTAAATTTCTCAAGAAATTGTCTTGCTCGCTCTTTGTAGTCTTTAATTATTCGTTTGACGGACTATTGCTGTCATAATTCCAAATATAATTAATCACCTCAACCACTTCTTTTAGCTGAGTCTTTAATGATTCAATCTCTTTCCTGAGTCTCTCTTCAACACCTCTGTATCTATATCCTTCAGTAGCCTTTTCCAATTCAACAACTTGCTCAGATAAAGTTTTATTCTCAGCTTCTAGTTGAGAGATTTTTCTGCTTAAAATATGCAATTCCGCAAGGTAGGTAAATTTATCACAACCTGAGTGATGCTCACTTCTAAAACCACTCATATAATCACACCTTGCCCACGATTTGCATTTGCATTTTTTTGATTTTTGTACATATTGCTCAACGATATCAATCATTCTCTATTCCTTTACTTCGTATTCGTTGATAAATTCGTTCAACATTTCAAATTCTGTATATGGGAAGCAAAATTTGTTGTCATAAAAACTAGATACAGTATATGTCTCTCCTGTTTTTATTTTATAAATTGCATGAATCACCTCTGGTTAATAATTATTATGCAAACTGCTCCAATGTTTTTGCCAAAAAGTCACCATAGCCTTGATGATCCTCAATTATCTGCACACTCTCATTTGTCCTATAGTCTGCAAAACATGGTTCTATAAGCATTGAAGGGACGCCGACATCACTCATTGCACTCAAAAAACCTGCACCACGATCTGATGAGTTCAAGACCTTCACGCCATTATCACCACGAGCTCTGATTGAATATCTCTCAATGAAACCATCAGCAATAACTCGTGCAATTTTTTCACTCATTTTGTTTGTTAAAATCTCAAAACCTCGTGCCTCAGGAATACCCGAGGCGTTCAAGTGCAACTCAATTGCCAAGTCTGCACCAATGTCTTTTGCATCACGAGCAAGTGAGCGCATTGCGCTTGTATAATTTACACTGTTTTGACGATAACCAATAAAAATGTTGATTTTCTCTTTATTGATATAAGACTTGCACGCAATGGCAACGTCCTGATTAAAACTGTACTCTGATTTGTAGCGGTCATTTTTATAGATTTCCATGCCACCATCAACTGCAGAGTGACCAACAACTAGGAAAATTGTTTTTGCTTTTGGATTAACTGGCACAACATTGCCACTGCTTGCGTCACTATTACTCGTGCCTTTTATCTTGCTAATTATAATATTGAAAAAACGGATCAAAAATTTCATGCTCCTTTCCTTTTGTTAAATAAAAATAAAGTTTTGCACAGGCTTTTGTGTCGCTCAGTGCGTTGTGGTGATCAAGCTCAATGCCCAATGTTTTTGCCCATTCATTGAGCTTATTGTTTCGGTGCCCTAGTTTTCTTGCGGTCTCAATTGTGCTCAAGGTGCATTTGTGGTTAAACATTTTATAAATTGATTTTTCAAGTCCTGTTTTTCTAAATGTGTAATCAAAAAAGTGCCAATCAAATCCCTTTAGTGCGTGATAAATCAAAAGTTCATCCTGATTTTTTCAACTCTGAAATCATTAAGAAACCACAAGAGCTTTTTGCAAAGCTCTCGTGGCGTTTGAAATTTCTCAAGCTCTGATCTTTTGAATCCATGAATTTCCTCTGCCTCTGTTGAGTAAAATTTATTAAACTCAGGTCTGCAGGTTTCATAAAACTCACCAATCTCAGTGCCATCAATGTCAGTGACAATCATGGCAAGAGAAACAATATCATTTCTCATTGGATCAAATCCAGTTGTTTCAACATCAATGAAAAATCTATACTTGTTGTTAAAAAGGGATTTCATCAACACTTGTCTCTTGGTCATTTTGACTTGTCGGTTTTTTTTCACGATCAACAACATTCAACTCTTTTTTGAGCTTCATGATGTCACCTTTGGCTTTTAAGCCTTTTAAAGCACTGACTGCACTCTTGTGATCAAGTGTGCCTTTCATGGCACCGCCACCAATCTCATTGATCCATTTGGCAACAGCTCTGATTTTTCCATTCTCATCAGTGTCATGCTCAACAACAACTCTCAAATCCTTATTGACATCAAGAGCATCAGAATCAGTGACCAACTCATCAAGATCATTGCCACAAAATCCCATGACAAATAATGCCTTGAGAGTGATCTCTCTTGCTTTTCCCTCATTCAGTGATCCAAACCAAGTCAAACCATTGTCAAGTTTAACAAAAATTTGCGGTGCCCCTGATTTTGTCTCACGCACTCCCCATGATGCAACATGAGCAATGTGATCACCTTGCTTTAAAATTTCCGACATAAAAAATACTCCTCTGTTATTGTGCCAACTTGCCTTGCAATTTGGTCATGATTTCCTCAAGTTTTACAAGATTGTTCTCGAATTTTGTCACAGTTTCAAGCACTGTTTTCTTAAAAGTTTCATCCTCAAATTTTAAAATCAGATCGTCAATTTTTTGACGGATGATCTTAACTTTTTCAGAATCGTCACGCATTGCCAATTGGTCAAATTCTGACCATGACAATGATATTTGCTCGGGCAATCCAAAGCGGTTTTTTGCATCAAATGCAGGTGCGTTTGATGTGTGCAAAACTCTATTGCCATCACTAATAACTGAAACTTTTTTGTTTGCATCCTTTGTGATATGCACCTCGAGCTTTGCAAAAACTAAAGCGTCAACAGTTTCGGTTATCAAGTCACCTGCTTTGCGGTGCAATTTAAGTTCATACCTGTCAAATCCCTCACCTTCGATTGGATCATTGAATTTTTTAATCTGTGCGTGTGCAATCAGGATCACGTTTTTATTTGCCTCTCTCAATTCTTGACAATGATTTAAAAATTGTTTCCAATACTCAAGCGCAAAGATATACCCTTTTGCGTAACCAATGTCCTCGATTGATTTTTTACCATGATCCTTTGCCACCATTTCAAAAATCATTGGTTCAAGGTGATCAAGTGAATCAATCACTATTGTTTGAAACTCATTATTGCGCTTAAGCTCTGCCAATGCCTGAGACATCCCAAGCCAATTACTTATGCGCAATCTTGCAACATCCAATTGATCTGTGCCCCTCTCGGTTGCAAGAAAAATTGGCTTTGGTGCATTTGATGCAAATGTTGTTTTCCCAACGCCCGATGGCCCATAAATTGCGACAAAATGAGGTGTTTTTTTCACTCCTCTTGTGATCCCTGCAAGTATGCTCATGATGTGTGCTCCTCTAAGAATTTGCAAACACGATCAATTGCCAATTCTGGCACTGCTTTGTTTTTAATCCAATGCTTGACTGTGCTTGGTGATTTATAACCCATTGCATTTGCAACATATGTTGCGCCAAATTTTGCAACTGCTTTGTTGAGCGTTTGCATTTTAAATTTTTTACGTTTCAATTGACTCCCCTTTGTTTACTTTGCGCAATTTTTGACCAATAATTGCAAAATGACAAATGAAAAAAAAGAAATAAAAGATTTTAAACATTGGTTTTCAACCATTTATGACAATCCTAAAAAAATAAAACCTCGAAAAAAAGGTAAAAAGAAACCTTTAGATGAGGCAATTGAGCAAGTGAGGAGAGAAATTGAAAATAACAGTGCAAAAAGTTGATGGCGGTTTTATTTTAAGTGATGGTGAAAAGTCAGTTGTTGCAAGAAAATATGATCTTTATAAAAAGATGATGCTGATACTTGGTGAGACTGATGAAAAACCCTATCCAAAACCTGACAATATCAATTAGTCAAGTGTTAAAAAGTTGAAAAAAATGCCTAAGTGATTCACACTTAAGTGTGAGTAAAATTAAAAGAGCTTTGATCATTCCTGATTGTCATCATCCTTTTGCGGGCCCTGACTATCAATTGATGACTGAAGTCTCTCAAGAAATGGTGCTTGATGAAATTGTCATCCTTGGTGACTTTGTTGATTTTTATGATATTTCAAGTCATCCAAAATCACCGCAAATCAGTGAGAAACTTTTTGATGAGCTTCATTGTGCAGAGGAAAAGCTCAATGAGTTGAGAAAACTTTTTCCAAATGTGCCGATATTTTATTGCGAGGGAAACCACGAAAACAGAGTGAGCAGGTTTTTGCAAAACCAAGCACCTCAGTTGTTTGGGATGTTTGACCTCAAATCAATTTTAAATTTAGATAATAAACAAATATCACTTGTGCCATATGGCCCAAATCAAAAACATTTTGTACTAGGATCAAATCTGATTGCTCGACACGAACCAATTGGCGGTGGTGTTCATTGTGCTCATAGCACAGTTGTCAAAACACAAACATCAGTCATCTTTGGTCATACTCACAGAATCCAAAAATCAAACATTGTGGCACTTGGCACAGGCGAGGTTTATGAGGGCATCAGTTGCGGTTGGCTTGGTGATAAAGATCACCCTGTTATGGGTTATGTAAAAAATCACCATCAATGGCAAACAGGTTGGGCCGTTGTTGATGTCATTGAGGATTTAAACGAATTCCATGTGCAGTTGATTCATGTTAAAAATGGCAGGGCAATGGTTGATGGTGAGTTGTATTGGTTATGAAAAAAGGAAAACTTTATAAAATAAAATTTTTAGATCACTGCAAAGGTCATGATGAGCTTTTGACCTGTGAGGTTGTTGGTTGGATCATAAATGCTCGAGGCAATAAAGTATTTATTTCACCTTGGCGAGTTGTTGAAAACGACAAGGAAACCATTGAGCACAATGTTGATCCGTATGCTATTGCAAAAAAATTGATTGTTTCATCTATTGAGCTTTGATTTACATTTCTTGAGATCGTACTTGATTGATTTTAATTCTTTGATAATGGTGATCATTTCTTTTTCACCTTCAAAATAATCTGTTTGATTGGTGCAAATGTCACCCGATTGGATTGATCTTGTATATTGACGATCCTTTTTCCCTTTTCGTGGATCATCACACCCGAGATTTTTCTCACTTGATTGAACACAAATCTCTTTTGGCTTGATTAGGTCATCACAACCTGTTGCGAGCATCATTAAGCCTGCGAGCAATATCACTTGCCTCATTCTCTGTGATCCTTGGTTTTAATTTGAGCTCAGTTTCGATTTTTATCAATTCTTTTTCAACCGATGCAACCTTACTGAGCTCATATTTTTTCATTGTCTCATAAAAAATTGACTCAATTGCCGTTGATAGGTAGTCAACCAAGTGACCTGCAATTTTTCCAAGAAAAACATCAAGCAACTTGGTAAGCACAATTAACCAACTTGGCCGTCAAGTTTATCAATTGCCTCAAGCAAATATGGCTTGATTTGTGGCAAGATAACCAATAAAAGGTCATCATATTTATTTTCTGATTTTTTCACAAGCTCCTCTGCTACTGTCAAAACAGTTTCGAGCAATTCTTTAAGTGAATCCTCTGCAATGTCCAATCCTTTTGCTTTTAACATTGCAACCAATTGTGCCTTATCCATTTTTTACCTCTCAAGTAAATGGTTTATAATTTCGTTCTGACCATTCTCGATGCGCTCCAATCTTTTGTCAACTGTAATCATTGCCTGCTCTGATCTGGTTTTGAGCTCATTAAACTCTGCCCTTGATGGCGGTGATGATATAAACGCATTGAAAAAAATGGTTGCGAAAAGCAAACCAATGCCACCAACCATTGTGATGAAAATGTTTTCCCATGTCAAAACTTTGACACCATCATCATCATGTTGCTTTTTTGTCATATAAACTCACAGTGTATTTTTGACCATCAAGCTCTGTGCCCTCAGGCACAAGGAATTGAGGGCGTTTGCTTTTGCTTGAATAGTAAATACCCGAAACACTCGCAGGCCCAATGACCTGATCACCACTTGATAAGATTCTTTCATGCGATCCTGTCACAAGAGTTTCATCATAGTCTACACTTGATTTATAACGTATGATTGCACCACCAAATGATGTGACGTTGACCTTGCAGGCAAATGGCGTTGAGACTGTTAAAAGCACGCCTGCACCAAGAGAGGCATTTGATATGACCTCAGGGCGTTTCCATGCAATGTTGCCATCAATGTAAAAATCAGAATCAATGAGATCAAGCGTCACAACTGCATATTGGCCCAACGGCACAACAAATATGCCTGACTTGGCCTGTGTTGATATCGGTTTATTCTCAGGATATTTCATTATAAAGTGCCACCGTATATCTATTGCCATTCAACAATTGTTGAGACTTAACCCAAAAGCCTGCACCACTGGCATCACCGTTGTTTACATAATGACCTGAGACTGCGCACCTACCAATATTTGTGACATAAACCTGATCTCCACTTGATAAAACTCTTTGAACACTACCAGAAATTGACGGTTGGTTTGTCGAAACTGATGCAATTTTCTCAATATAGTCAGGACTTGACTTGTATTTTATACCAATAAAAATTGGATTTGTTGGACTTGAGTTTGTCCTGTAAAAAATTGTCACTAATGCGCTTTTTCCGTTTGGCACAGTGAAAACAGGTTGATCACCACCGCCATTGCCAGAATAATTTGCACTTATTGTGCGGTTTTCAGTCACAATATTGCCATCAATTGTGAAGTTTTGTTGATCACAGTCAGGGATCACATAGGCATATTTTCCAACAGGGATTTGATATGATCCTGTTTTAACCTCAACTGAGATTGGATTAAAGTCAAACGGTTGCACAATTGGTGAGCTCATTAGTTAATTTCTCCAATTAAGTAAACTTGAAATTTTCCGATTGGCACAGGCAGTGCGGTGATGTCTAGTCGCAAAAATTCACCTGCAACAACAGTGCTTTGGTTTTGATCAAAGACCATATTGGTTGATTCATCAAAATCTTGCGTGCCAATATCATTCAAATCAATTGATGGTTTTATTTGAAAAACAGATTGAAAATTTAACGGATCAAGGTCTGATGATTTTTTTACATCAAACTCCAATAGGCCAGTTGATGCACCTTTTTCAAAAATGACAACACGAGCATCAAGCAATGTAAAATTTGCAGGTGATTTCCAAATATTTAAACCTGTCAAAGAGGTTGCATTGTTTCTTATTTTTACGGTTGCATCAAATATGACAATTTTATTTGCACCCGCTTCAAGTGTTGTGGTGCGTGTGTTCAGGTCGTCAATATTCCCAATGATTTTTGTAAAAAGTTCTTTTCGGATTGCCTTGCCAACATTGTAAAGCGTTGTTGATATCGTTTGAAACATTGTTTTTCATCCTATCAAGTTTGTGCCCCAATCGGCCTCATCGTTGCCTGCAAGCTCGGTTATATCGTCAACTATATAGCCATTCTTGATTTTCTCATTTTCTTGAGCAATTGCAAAGTCACTGGCATCATCAGGAGTCACAGTTGCAACCCTGTTGAATTGATTTGCCAAATCAGAAAACTCAACCGTTGTTGTCTCACCATCTCTTTGAATTTTTGAGATAATACCAATTTTCTTGCGGTCTGCACTTGAACCTAGTCTGGAATATAACCGATCAAGTGACAACCAAATTTTATCATTGATATTTTTGAGGGCCAAATTGAGCTTTGATGTCACTTTTACAACTGACTGCGTTAAGCTGTAAATTAGCGCATATCGCTCTGCAATCGTTGTTGCCTCGCTTGGATTGTATAAATAAAGGTCAACAACCTTTTCATTTTTTGATCCAATTAAATTATCAACAAAACTGTTTGTGTATTCTGTTACAACTGCACCTGCCTCGCCTGTAAAGCGATCGGCATCAAAATGCGCATAGTTTGCTTGGATTTTTCTGTAAATTTCACTTGTGGTTTGCACTGAAAATGAGCTTTGACCAATGAGATCATCGTCACCCAACTCATCCAAGTCTTGAGGTCGATCAGGAGTGAGCACATCAAAGCTGATTTTAAAATCTGACCTTGATACAAGTGATCCAAAAACGCTCTTGTTAATTAAAGAGATCACCTCTCTGATAATTGGCGCCTCGGTGTCATCATAATTTAATGGCAATTTCATGCTGATAACATAGTCAGCAATTTGGCGTGACTCATCAAAGCGATCAAGATCAATATTTTCAAAACCTGCCATTTCCAAAAGATCAAGCACTGCATCGGATGCGGTTTTAATCCATTTACCTGATGAGGTTTCTTTTCCAATGCAATCACAAACAACTTGAGAGTCATCAATGATGTATGCGATATTTTTCTTGAGTGTATTTGTGGCAATTATATTTGCGCCATCATATTGAGTGCGCAAGATTAAGGTTGTTTCATTTTCAATCTCTAATATTTCATACCAATCAGTGTGGTTGATGTCATCCGACCTAATCCAATCTCTTGCTGAAAAATCCTCAACAAAGTTTGTGCCTATACCAATCACGATGCGTGATCCATTTTGAAATGTGACATTTGTGCCATTTACTTTTTTAGGATTTGTGATATTAAACTCTGCTTTTTCATCAAGTGTCAGAGTTGCTTGCGCAAGATTGCTGATTGAATAGTCACGATCAATCAAAAAACTTGTGCCATTGAAATAAAGGTCTCTCATTGGTGATTTTGTTAATTGATCACCGATGTTTGGTAAATTATCCAAATTTTGAAATAAAATAATTGTGTCACCACTAATGCGCTTGATCCTGACTGACTCGCCATTGATTGAAACAATATCATTGACAAAAAAGTCATCAATCTGATCAACTCTCAATCTGTTTAATTGCACCGACTCAACAACTGTTGCAACAGGATCACGCAACTTGTGATCTGCAATGAAGAATTTTCTGTTTTTAAATCTGTAAGGTGTCTTTGGCTTAAGTGTTAAAGTTTGGTTGACAATCTGAGTTTCAAGCTCCTCTGATATTTCAATTTCAGTGTCTGAGATAACTTTGTTTATTTTAAAGTCAAGAGTTTCAAACTGAGTGACAATCTCAATGTTGTCATCGGGCGTGCAGTCTTTTAAGAATGTTGTGCCAATGCCTGTGATTGTTTGACTGCCAATTGATCCTGAGACTGTGCCATCAACAACAAATCCACCAAGCACTTGATCAAGAGATTGCAAAAGTACGCCATTTGTTTGGCCATATAAAATGCGCTTGAAATGATTTTTTGCATCCTTTGAAACAATGCCATCAGCATCAGTAAAAAGTGACAATGCAACTGGTTGGCGCAATTTATAAACAAAGTCTTTGACTCTAAATGAAACCTTTGTGTCAGTGAAACTTTTTGAGTCAATGTCACCATCAAAAACAAGTCTTGCCTCTGAAAATGGCGTGTTTGGAAACCATGAGTAAATTGTGACTCTCTTGTTTTCCCAAAATAAGCGGTCAAATATAGGATCAAAAAAACCGCCTGTATTTACAAAAGAAATTTGCCCCTCACTTTCAAGGGAAATCCCTAATTGCTCACTGCTATCAATCTCTTGATTAAAGGCACTTGTGTCATCAATTATGCCCTCATAATAGACTTGATCACCATCATTGCTCAAATCCCATGACAAAACAAAAGGGCCGTTGGCAAAAAATAGCCTGTATGTTGCAGTCATAAATGACTCTTGAGGATTTGAGTCATCACTCATGCGCACATAAATTGTTTTGTTGTTATAGTCAAAAAACCACTCACCCTGATCAAGTGCCAAGGTTTCAGCACGATCAAGAAAAACAGAGTTTGCCATGAGCTTAATCACATAGTGATCAACCTTGCGTGAGTAAATTGCACCTGTTTCATATGTCCAAAGGATGAGTTTTTGCACAGGTTCAATGTGCGCAAGCACTGCCTTTTCACTGACTGATTTCTGCGACTCACTTTGATATGTACTCATTCAACCTCGCATCCATTATTTTAAACCATAAAGGCGGGAAAAGAGAAATGATTGCACATAAAAAAAGATTGTAAGGCAATTTTGGAGTGCTCTTTTTTGCAATCATTTCTGACAATTTGCAACTCGGTGCAACATGATGAGTTGAATGAGCATCAGCATTTGCATAAGCCCATGACATCCATGAGTGTTTATTTTCCCAAGCAATCCGAGGGAATCCCAATTTCTCAAGGCCATAGTGATGACAATAATTAAAAACTCTCATCCAAATACCAGAAAATATGCAAAAAGGCATAATTTTAAAGCCTGTTAATATGTGAAAAAGCACAAAAAATAAAAATTGAAAAACTGCACCATCCATTTCAATCCAAATGTTGATCAGGATGTTTTTATAAACACTCTCACCCTTTGTCGGATGGCCAAAATCATTTGGAGTGTTTGCAACTGCGTGATGCAATTTGTGCAACTCATTAAATCTAAAAATAAAAAAAGGTGCAAATAGATAGTCAACTTTAAATCCACGATGATGCAAATGATGCAACCATGCAAGCAGAGGTGAAAATAAACTAAATACGAGCATTTAAAAGCTCAAGAATTTTTACTCTGCACTCACTCCAAATTGTTGCATCAGTGAGCTCTTTATTTTTTAAAAATGACCACAATTGCAATCTGCCACTATAGTCAATGATGGCGGGCAATCCAAATGAGAAATGAGCACTGAGTGCATCGAGCTCTGACATCGTCAAAATCTCTGAGAATTTAACAAGTGAACAAATAAACCATTTTGCATTTTTCCCCATATTGATCTCAGGCATTGCGGTCATATTGTTTGGATCAATAATTGCTTTATAAACGTCAACACTTGAAAATCTCTCATCAGCATCAGATTGCGACCAAGGCACAACGCCTTGATCTGCATCACTCATTGTTTTGCAATCAATTCCAAGACCACCATCAAAAAATGTAAACTTTACACCTTGCCAAGTTGTGACAAAAAAATCATCAGGTGACTTAATCTTTAGTGGTGCCGTTGATTTAAAGTTATTTATTGACGTTGTGATTGTTGATCCCTTTGGCACAACTGTATTTTCAACAATGGCATCACCTGAAACAATAGAGTCACAACATAATGATGAGTTTTTTAAAACTGCATTTTCTGAAACCTTTGCTGATCCTGTTATTGATGAGTTTTCAATTTGAGCACTCCCCATGACTCTTGAGTTTCCAGTGATGTGAGCATTTTTCAAGGATGAGTTTTCTTTCACATCACTATAGTCATAAATGTATGAATCAATTATTGTCACACTGCCATTAATTCTTGAAAATCCACTCACAATAGACTTGCCTAAAATATTAGATAAACCGCCAACTGTTGCAAATCCCAAAACCTCAGAATCATCACCAATCATTGCATTGTCAAAAACCTCTGAGTTGTTGCAAATACCTGCATTGCCAAGCACCCTTGCCTGATCCATGGCCTTTGCATTGTCATAAACAAAGCAACTGCCATCATGAGAGAGGTTTGACTCTGACTCAATAAAGCCACCAAGTAAATTGTCAAACAATCTCTTAATGCGTCTTAATGTCTTGCCTTTATAAATCAGTGTTTCATCGGT